AATATCAATAGAGGCGTTATCAAGCAATTGTGATCCATTAAGTCTGTTTTCATAAATAAAAAATGCATTACCTTCATGTAATCTATGATGATTAACAGCCACCGTAATAAGTGGTCGTTCACTACCTGTTACATGTTGGCTGTTATTTTCATCAGCTTGCGTTAATGTGACAAGCCTACTTTTAGTATTATCTGATTCTCTTTTAACAGTTAGAACCATTATTTTTTAGCCGCCCTCATATTATCTACCATATTTGGATATGGTCTACCCGCTTTCTTAGCCATAGCTTTAGCTGCAGCTTTTTGCATAGGTGAAAGTTTTTTAGATTTACCTAAACTTTTTGGACGCTCTTTGTCCCATACTGGTTTTTCTTTCATGATTTTTTTGCCTGTCCTGATTCAGACATAGCAATAGCAATAGCCTGTTTACGGCTTTTGACTTTAGCACTAGAGCCTGATTTAAGTTTACCTTCTTTATATTCTTTCATTACCTTCTTAACTTTTTTTTGCATTTTATCGTGCATTGATTCCTCCTTAATCAGGATATTCATTAATATGTTTGTTAACCCATTGTGTTAATTTTTCAACTTTATCTTGTCTAGATAAGTTTTTATTCTTATTAAGACTTCTATATTTGCTTAAAAAATCTTTATCAGTTCTTAAATCTGACCAATTGTTTTGAGTTTTTTGTTCAATTTCTTTTCTAAATTGATGGTCTTTAATAGGTTGGCCTTTTTCAAGCTTATTTACTTTTGCTTTAGCCTTACCTATTCCAGCTTTACCTATAGTTTTTACTGCACCGCCACCCGCATAAGTCTCTAAAACTTCTTGTGTACTAGGTAAACCAACTTCTTTTAATTGTTTTTCAAACCCCTCAGGGGTAAGTTTAGTTTGAATATTGTTACGATATTCCATAAGATAGTTTTTATAACTTTCGGTAAAACTAGCCATGCGATTTATTCTATCTTCATATTTGCCAGCCCACCAAAAGTCAGCCCAAAACCATTTAACATGCTGTATGTCAGATGTAATCGTAGTAATGTTTGCTTTTGGTTTTTCTAACAAATCAAATACAGCTAATGCTGCTTGCTGTCCTGATGTTAATTTTCGTGCATCAAAGATTTTTTCATCTAATATTTTATTAACATACTTAGGAACTTCATAGCCATTTTTTGTTAAAATATTTTTTGCTCTTGTTGCAGCCGTTATTAATGAATTTGGTTCAAATTGCATCAAACCACGTGCTGGTCCACCTGAAGATTGTACTGCTTGAGGGTCAAGTTTAGATTCATGATAAGCAATAGGCAAAATAAGTGTGTCTAAAATACGTTCTTGACTAATTTTTGGATCTTGACGTCTTTTGTTTTTAACAGCAAAATCTAATGCAAAAGATGAGTCAGGATCCTTTAATAACTCATTGCGTGTTTTTTTTAGCGTCATACTGTTAACTCTTCACCTAAACCACCAATAGCCGATCCTACAGTTTCTCCGCTTAATGGTTGAGCTGTACTTAACAAACCACCACCACGTGTACGTCTTGTTTTACGAGCTACGGCTCTTCTTTCTCCAATCTCACGACCTACTTGCTCTTTAACTGTTTTTAAACCTTTTTGACTTAATTCCTTGATTTTTTCTAATATCTGAACATTGCGTCCGCCACCGGGTCTATTTAAATATTCATAAAAACTATAACCTGTATTTTGTGCGCGACCAGCTAATCGTGTTGCAAGGTCAATTTGTTTTTGCCAAAATGATTCTGGTTGAGGTGTATTGGCTCCACCCGCTTCTTTTTTTAACCATTCATTGTAATTAATAATATTTCTTACATCACCACGAATAGCATAGTCTGTTTTGGAATAAGGTGATACTTCAGATGCTGGAGTAGTACCACTGCCATAAGGATATTTAATTCCAACACCTCGATAAGTGTATGGTTCTACCATACCGATGTTACCTAAATCTAAAGCAAGACCACGATTAAGTGCTTGCTGATACGTATAAACAGCCATATTATGTTCCTAATGTTTCGTCTAAACCTGTTTCTGGTGTTAATCTAGCTGCTGATAATAATGCGCGTTGTCCACCACGTCGTTGTGCTGTACGCTTTGCAGCCATTTGTTCTTGTAAATCACGCTTTTCAGCTTCTGCTTGTTTTTTTGCAGCCGCTGTTTCTTCGCGTTGCATTTGGATTTGTGCCATTGCAGCTGAATTATCTGCTTTAGGCATTTTAAACATACTACCCATTACTGTCTCCTCATGATATAAGTGTCTTCTTTATCTACGCTATATTGCTTCATAAGGCCTTCAGATTCAAAACCTAAATATTTAGCCCAAGCAAACGCACGCTTATCATTGGATACTACCGTAATTTGTATGCGATGTAAATTAAATAATATCTCACAGATATCAAAGAATGTAATTGCACCCTTGGTCATAGCTATTGGGTATCGTCTAGCTGTCTCATGAAATACAGACCACGCCTCACCAACCCCAGACCAAAGTAACCCACAACCAAAAATAGCGATAGGCTCGTTATATAAAAGCGCAGTAATAGTCGGACCAGAAAGAGACTGTGTATTAAGACGCTGTTTTCTATTTTGTGGCGTAAGCGATGAAACCCCATAGTTATCAAATCCTTTAAAGTTATCAGCGTGTGTGAAGTGATAATTCTTATACTCTACACCTTTTACCTTAGGCATGTAAGTATCTAAGTGTTCTTGATCAATTGAATATATCGAAGTCACTATTAGCTACCGTTGCTGCAATCAATGTGCTAGCTGCTAATGGACTCTTGGTCATGCGCTTATGTTCCCCGCCACCTAAAAGTAAATAGCCAAATGCATCACCAATGTGCGAATGTTCGTTTTTGTTTGGACTGTCTTTAAATCGTTCTTGTCCGGCGCCTACACTAATACGTTTAAAATGGTACCCGCCAGATAATGATTTACGTAAACGTTTGCATTTTGGATTAATTAATAATCCTGGTTTACCCATAATCAATCTTTGCATAGGTGCAGCAGCTGCTTCACGCCTGACCTTAAAATTGTTAGACGCTGTAGGCTGTGCGCGTAATCCAATTGTTCTTAGATAATCAAATGCAGTGACTTCGTAAATAGCATCACGTGCCATACCCGCTGGGTCACCCCATACCATGACTTGAGCTTTAGGATACTTAGCATTAATCTCTGCAAGTAGCTGTTGACCAAAACGTTCAAGCCCCATATCTTCAGTGACAATCTCATCAAAGATAATCCATCGACCATTAGTAAGTCGCTGACCAATTGCTGCTGCTGGCGTTAAACCAAAGTCAAGACCAATATGTAATGGTTGTGCTGGATCGTATTCAGCATCAGGACTTGACATTAAGTGATCATCATACTCTGGCCATACAGGTTTACCTTCTTGTACATAAGTAAACTTACCTTCTGCATAGCAGCGAACCCAGTCTAAGTTCTTACCACCTAACATCTGTGAGTAGTAACCGCTGGGTAAGTTCCTTACATTCTCAGCTTTAGGATTGAGTTTCCACCAACGACCACTTGCAAAGCTATGATCATTGGCTTCTGGGTTTTCAGGTAAATCTTCTGGGCTGACTTCCATGACACCACCCGGTTGTTGAAAGAAGTCCCACCCGTACTTACCCGTAATCTTTTCTTTTTGACTTAATCGGAACCACCAATGGTCATCATCCATTGGGTTCGTGTCCATCCAGACTCCGTGCCAAGTAGGCCCTCCATCCTTCTTAGTTGGATAACGACCGACACGATGGGTGAGTCCGTCAATGACGGCTTTGGGCAACTCCCGTGCCTCGTTTACCCATGCTCCTGTAAGTTCTAAGGATAGTAACTTGCGTACATCCTTTGGTTGGTCCAATGCTAAAAATATCACTTCACAGTCAATACCCGCTGCATCACCGCGGGAAGGGAGGCGAATGTGATGAGTGATCGGAGGTGTATATAGCATCGGACCGAAAGTGTTTTCTGGGAATAATTCTTGCCACGTCTTAATGGTTGTGGTCTTGAGTTCTGGATAAGAGTTTCTTACAATAACAAAACGGGTATAGCGAATGCCATCCTGAGGTGATGGCTTTTGTCTTACGGCACGCATCATAATCTCAGCTGCGCACGCGTAAGACTTGCCACTCCCCACTGGTCCCATTAGCCCACGTACAAACTTATTACTTTGTAAAAAGTTATACACCACAGGGCTTTCACTAAAATCTAAATCAATGCCGGGGCCATGTAATTCTTTTTTACTGCGCTCTTTACTATTGCTCATCGTCGTCTATATCAGGATGCTTAGCATTTAATAATTGGCGAAGACGTTGATTATCTTGCCACAGCTCATCTATAATTTTCATAACACGTGTGTTATTCATATTAGCCATAACAAATTCTTCGCGCAATAATTCAATCTCTGCTTTGATTTCCATGGTCTTTCCTCCATTGTTTCCAAAGTTGTAATGTGTGTATTGCTTTGTCTATATCTTCATCACCATCACCCTTACGGTCTACTCGTACAATGTACTTAATAGCCGTATGTTGCATAGGGTTTAATCCGTTTACCATAGAAAATTCCATCGGCTGGATTTTCATTTGTGAATAATGATTACCCCCCACTTGGGTTTCTTTAGGACTCATTCTTTGTTCCTTTATTTACAGGCTTTAATGCGCGCTTAGCTTGGTCGATACCATAAGCGCAATCATAATTTTTATCTGCAAGTATGTCTCTAGCCCATTGTTTAGGATCTCTTTTGTTTGCAGTAAGTTTTGCTACAAATGCGCG